TCATCATCAATCCACCTTTCCTTTTCTAGTTCATCAGTCATTTGGGTAATTTCCTATTAAAGTTCCAGTAATCAAATTTTTGCCAGAGATAATATATTCCTATTAGAGTTCTCTTAATAAACTCATCAAGAAAAATAAGTGAAATAAAAAAATAATCTTCTAAAGTTCTATTCATAACTAATCAATGAATTAATAGGAACTTGAGGAATGTTATTTCTTCCTTTGAGAGAAGATAATTCTATTATAAACTCACATCCTACTAACTGTCCACCTGCCTTTTCTATCAACTTTGAAGCAGCCTTCACTGTTCCACCAGTAGCAAGTAAATCATCTACTAGAAGCACTCTAGGAGAACCATCCAAGGCATCTGATTGTATCTCTAATCGATCTCTACCATACTCTAAAGTATAATCTACTCCTATCACTTTACCAGGTAATTTATCCTTCTTTCTGACAGGAACAAACCCAGTTCTCTGCTGTGTTGCTAAAGCAGATCCTATAATAAATCCTCTTGATTCAATACCAACAATCAAATCAGGATTTAATCTTTCACAGAATAATCCCAATTGACGCATAACCGAAGCCCATCCTTCAGGACTTTTTAGAAGTGGGGACATGTCCCTGAAGAGAATTCCTTTTTTAGGAAAGTCTGGGATGTCATTGATGTAGTCAGTTAAGTTCATGATAATGCGAGTTCTAATGGGGTTTGTGGGACAATAGAATAATTGGTAACCAACAATTCAGTTTTAATGTTTTCGTCAGTTCCCTTATCTCCACGATGAGCCATGGAGTATCTAAGTTTCCATTCTTTAAGATTGTAATTCTTATACAACTCCATAAGTCTATCATTAACATTGTATGTAATCATAAACTTGTGGACACAATTATAAACGTCCTCCGCAAACCTATCATGGTCAAATGATTTATGCATCTCTCTATTCTTTCCATAAAGAAAATCCTTAATATCATAAGGAGGATCTAAGAATATAAATGTATTACTTGATCCATGTTCTCTCATGACTTCTGAATAATCAATATTAGTTATCTTCCAATGTTTAATCAACTTAGAAAACTGTGCAAGTTTATCTGCTCCTACAAGAGAGAAATTAGAATTAGATGCTGACTGTGAAAATGTGCTGTTCTCTGTTAATCCAGAATAACTACACTTATTCATTATAAAGAATGCTACTGCTTTCTCAAAATCATCATAAGTATCAATCTCTTCCTTATACTTATTAAAAAGTTCTTTTGCCTTTTCAGTTACTTTATCCTTATCACCCTCATCTAACGTCCTCTGCTTCTCTTCTCTGACCCTCTCAGACAGTTCTTTTCCCCTATCCCTCAACTGTGTCCAGAAGTTATATAAAGGAACATAGAGATCATTTATCCAAACTGGAATGTCTGGATACAATTTTGTAATCTGAATAGCAATAGATCCACCACCAATAAATGGTTCTCTATACTCTGAAATAGTTTGAGGAAACCAAGGAGTTAATGTCTTAATTGCTTTTGACTTACCACCAGGATACCTAAGCGGAGTCTTCAGTGCTTTCACTTTCATCATGTTTATGTGTCAATTTACCAGACATCTCATATGCATCCTTACTTCCACCATGACCATGTGCTATTCCTAGTTCATGCATCTTAGCATGTTCATCAATAGGATCACGTAAATCTACTTTACCTGGTCCAAAAGTAAGATATAAACCATATCCCATAACAAAGAATAATAGTCCTACTATGATAGCAATCATTTGTCCTTCAGGTGATAAACCTGGAAGATTTCCATGTGGAATTAAATTAGCAAACATTAGTAAAATCTCTCGTTATTATAAGTTTGACCAACTTCTAATTGAATAGTATCTAATATTCTATTTAAGGATCTACCAAACATTCTATATCCAGATCCAACATATAGTTGACCTGCTACTACAGATACTGTTGCAATTCCCCAGAATAGATAATAAAATCTAGACTTAACTTGATTTCTTTGTTTTTCAGATTGTGTTGTCATTTCTTTTCCCAAGGTGTATGGTGATCCAAATCTAACCATTTTTTTATTATAGCACAGATTTTTTTCATTTGAACTCACACTCTACCATAATCTCTGTTAAACAAGCAAGTAGGTTTATTTCTTGGTCTGCGACGAATGCGATTTGGTATTGGTACTTTGCAATAATAAGAACGGCAGCAGGAAGAGTGCTAGGGACAAGGGATTCGTTAAGACTATCGTAAATGCGACGAAGTAATACAGAAGAATCATTGTCCAAGTTATTGACACACCATTTACGTACTTCCGAAAAGTTCTTCTCTTTGAGGTTTTTAACGAGATCATTTACTTTTACGTCACTAAAATGTGCAAGTATACCAGTATCTATCTTACCTCCAACCGAGTATCTTTGACACTCATTAAGAACTCTTCTCCAATCAGGAAAGTGTTTGTTAATTAATTCTGCTAGGACTTTCTTATCTGCTTCTATTCTTTCTTGTTCCAGAATTGAATTAAGACGTTTGAAAAAGCATGTTGCGATATCTGCTTTTTGTTTTCCTTTAATTGAGAACTCAATGACCGCACATCTTGAATGGAGGGGCTCAATGATTTTGTTCTTGTAATTGCAGGTAAAAATGAATCTGCAGTTTGCGGAGAACTCCTCAATACTCGCTCTAAGAAGGAGTTGTACGTCGGGAGTGGTATTGTCTGCTTCATCGATGATGATGACTTTATGCTTCGACTCGCTGCTAAGAGAGACTGTAGAAGCGAAGTTCTTGGCGTTATTCCTAACAGTGTCAAGAAACCTACCTTCATCTGATCCATTGATGACATAAACATCAGCTCCTAATTGATTACATAGTGCCTTTGCTACTGTAGTCTTACCACATCCTGCAGGTCCAGCAAGAAGAAGATTTGGCACTTCTCCTTTATCTAGGAAATCAAGAAAGGTCTTCTTTATATTCTCTGGGAGAATACAATCTTCAATTGTTTTGGGTCTGTATTTTTCAACCCACAAAAATTCATCACGCATTATTCAAATGTAGAATCTGGTTCTAATGCAATATAATAAGTTAAATCTTGATTCTTACATGTAAATCTGGATATAAGACTCTGAGAAACAACTACATCATAATTGCCAGGTAGAATTTTAATATTCTCTACTTTAAAGTTAAATGAGAATGTGCCATCTGTTTCTCCTACAACAATAGAGAAATCATTTGATGTTTCATTCTTCTTATCACGAACAAGAACCTTAACAACACCTTCTCCACCCACTACAGATAGATCAGAAAGTTGATAGATTGCTGCTGCCTTAAGTAACTTATCTAATTGATCTGTGCTCAACTCAAAACTAACAGTCTCGTCAGGAAGAGTCATTTCCTTTTCAGGAGGAGTTACAATTACTTGCGGATCAGCAAAGAAATACTTAGACCGAGATCTACCTTCTTTGATTACCACATAACTATCATCTTGAAAATCAAGATCAGGGTTATGATGAAGACTTAATCCATTAAGGAATTGTCCCAGATCATAGATACCAAAATCCTTTGGAAGTTCCTCTTCAATTGTTGCTTCAGCAAGAATATTCTTCATCACACTTATGGTGCGAAGTTTTGTTCCCTGCTTAAAAAGAATTGACTGATTAATAGTCGAAAAGTTTTTAAGAAGTGAAAGAGTTTTGTCAGAAAGTTTCATAACCACGGGTCGAAGTTTCATTTAATTGCCCACTGAAGTGATAAAGTAGGAGTGAATAGTGTAATGCTTTTAGTATATCACGTTTTGCTTGTCCTTTCTTGTCGTAACGACTTAGATACTTAATTGCGTTAGATCTACAGAATGATTCTGCATCTCCTACGGACTCAATAAGATCAAGTGTCTGAACATTATTCTCTTTAGAAGTATAATGTCCTCCATAAGTGGTAGAAATATAATCCTGAAGAGCTTTGATGGACTCATCTTCTTTATATTTTCTAATAGTTTGATCTTCTAGTCCCGAAGAAATTGGTTTATCGATAAGATGTGATATTGAATCATCATTATCAGAAAGTGCAGTAAATTCTGATGGATAACCATCACCTGAACTACTTTCCATCATATGATCAAAAGAATCTGCATAATTAAATTCAGGAGGAATCTTTATATTAAGTTCCTCTGCTTTACCAACAACTCTATCTGCTCTTGCTCTATCCGTTGGATCGGTGAAAGGGTTTTCTCTGTCAGGATCGTTACGAATGTAATCATAATAAGCATCTGAATGTTCCTGCTTTAATCCATCATAAGAAACATTAAAAACCTTTTTGTCAGTTGTAGTTTCTATATTGATGTCAGTAGAAACCTTAGTGTCACTAGGAACATTCACAACCCCTTCATCTGCCCCCGTCAATTTAATTTCATCAGTCATTGTTTTCTTTTTAATAGGGAAATTTTCATCAAGTGTTCCATTTAGCACATCATAAGCTAAGCTCCATGCAT